AAATGAATGAGTCGAAAAACCATGAGCTTCTTCTGTTGTCACTTCACATGGAAGAGCATTTGTAACATCTACAATATTCACTCTTTCTGTAAGCTGTCCAATTGGGGCACTCATTTATATCACTTCACAATATAAGCTGGGCTCATTTTTAGGCGAACCCAGCTCATTATTTTTCAATACCTAGGTCAGTAAGTCTCTAAGCTAAATCGCCGAGATCGGTTACGGAACCCCATTTGTAAACCTCTACGAGGAATACATCGTTGTCACTTTGCATCACATCTGTGCCTGCTGTAAGCTGATAAACGATCGGTTTAAAGGCGTACGGATTAGGATCATACGGTGTTACATCGTATGGGCTAACCTGCGGATTGTTGAGACTCAATACCGCAGTCTCTAGAGTAAGACGTCCACCTGACACATAAGCTGTATACGCTGTTGAGTCAATAGGCTCTCCAGTAATTACATCTTTTAGTGAGAATGTGGTAGCAGTGAGAACAACGATTCTGAACCGTAGGTTATTCAACTGGTCCATACCACGAGCTGTAGGCATATCGCTCCCCAAATCGGTAATCCTTATAATTTGATTGGTTTGGAATGTAAAAGTACTATGCGTAATCACACAAGGATCAGCTTGTGTAATACCTGAAATAGTCGCATGGTATGAATCCACACCACCTGCTGTATCCGCAACAGTAAATCCATTTGTACTGGCATCTTTAAAGTTGAAAGATTGAGCTGCTGCTGAATCAATTACAGTCTCTTGAAAAGCATGCGCTGTTGTTGTTTGACCACGAAACCAAACGGAAATTGGATCTCCGCCTGCTGTTGCAGTCCACTTGGTAAGGTTGTTAAATACTACCTTATCAGGCTGAAAGTCGAATGAAAATGTATGAGCAGCACCAGCAGATATAAATTTATATGCCGCTGTCATTGTCTGCCCTTGAAATAAGTCTGACATGCTAATCCTCCTTATGCTTTAGTTGAAAGCAATGTTACGATATGAGAATCATCGAGGATTGCAGCGTTAAACCATGCTGTAAAGCCCATTGATTGAAAACGGTTCAAATAATCGTTGAACCCAAGAGGCTTCAAGATCATCTCTGTAGATACCTCATCGAGTCCTACATAACCGTAAGCATTTGCCCCAACAAAAGTGTTGTTGTAAACTGCTGGATTTGCGCTAGATACTTTTACAAGTGTAGAAGTAACCCAACGAGCTTCATCGGTTGCTCCGAACTCAGCTTGCAATACTGGCTCTTGCGAACCATATTGTGAAGTTGGAACGAATGCATCCAGATTACGAATATCTGCTTTCAAATTAACGTGAGCAGTCACCCAGAAACCAGATTCAACTGGACCTGTTCCAAAGCGGGAAGTTCCCTCAATGGTTGGTGTCATTTTCTCCGTATCATTATCATCCAAATATTGAATAGCGCGGTTTACGTCTATTTGTGTCAATTCTGTGATCGCATTACCATTCGAGCCGTTTAGGCAAGAAATCTGTGGAACAGCAGCGTCCCAAACATCGCGGGTAACTTTATCAAGCATCGTGTGCATGCACTGAGAAAGGTTATCTGCGGTTTCTGAAGCTGTATCATCTTCCACAACAAGTAGAACTTTTCGACCGAGCAACACGACTTTACCAAATTCTTGGATCGTCACGTTGATGTCGAATTTTTGTACTTGTTCAGGTGCAGGATCTGCATCTTGGGAAAGAACAACGGGATCAGAATTCAAGTTCTCTTGACGTCTGAATGCCATTGTATCGGTATTCTTTTGTGGCAGCGTAAAAGCGCGACCAAAAAGATTGTGCACGCAACGAGGCTTGGATCGCTGTAGAAGTGCACGATGTGCCCATCTATCAGCCATCGAGCCGTAGCCGGATGTTGTTGTTACTGACATAATTTTCCTTATGCCTATCTACGCTTTTTCTTCGAATTCCTCCAAGCAGAAAATTCAGAATCAGACATATTCATTACGTCTAAAGCATCGTTCATAACAGCAGCTTTTGGCACAACTCCTGGGGCATTTGGAGCCTCTTTTTTAGGAACTGGTGGCTTTGTTAGCTGCTGTTGTTGTTTTGGTGTCAATGCTTCCATAAGTGTAAATGCCTCTTCATATCTATTTGGTGCCTGGTTTATCGCAGAAGCTAGATTAGGTCTTTGTTTTAAAAATTGAGGTAAATACTCATTAACCTTTTCATATTTCTCTGGATTACTCCTGATCCAATGTCGCTCTTCAACGACTCGGACAGCTTCCTCCTGAGAGCGAATAACATCTTCTCTGGTAGCAGATTCAAAACGTGAATTATCCTCTTCTGGAGGCTTTTGTGCAGTTGCCTGAGCTTGTGCATTTCTTTGCCTTTCCCATTGAAGTTCTAATTCCAATTCCCTCTTTTGTTCTCGCAATTTCTGCGCAACAGATAAAGGAATCATTGTCTTTTTAGGTTGGGCTTCCCCTTCCTCATTTACCTCAGGAGCTTTTACATCACTTTCAACCGCTACTTCCGTTTCAGGTTGATCTAATATCTGCTCTATCGGCTCTGCTTGAGGCTTTACGGCTTCCTCATCCATATGTTATTTCTCCGTCATTTGTAGCGTAAGTTTAGCCCCTTACGATTTAGGCATAGCGCCCTTTGCTTGCAGGTAGGCGACCCCTGATTGATTAAAATCTACTTTTAGTTTTTCTCCCTTTTTTGTGGGAGCAACCATCCAAAGTAACTCTCGTATACCTCTACGATTACAAATCCACCATACAAATGAATTTGAAAGAAACGAAGGAAGTTTCTTAGTTATTTTTGGTGTATCAATATTAAAATTTTCAGGATTCATTTTATCAAACTTCGCATGAAGTGTTAAAAAATATGAACCATCAATCCATGAAAATTGTCTTGTAACATTTTCCACATAATCATCTATTACTTTTTTTAATGCTACTTTTTCGTCAATAAACTGACTTGGCAACATCAAACCACTAATAGGGCATTTCATTAAATTTCCTACAGACATAATACCTCGCGTGTGTCATCATGTTGCATATGGAAATCAATTGCGCTTTTTGTCATAAAGTTTTTAAGACTCAACTTTGGAAGACAAAAAAATATAAAAATCTTTTTTGTTCTTTTGAATGTGCTACTGAGTTTAAGAAAAAACAAGTTGAATTGACTTGTCATTGTGGCAATAAATTTTCTGTTGCAATTTTCCGATTGTCTAAAAGTAAAACAATTAGTTGTTCTACAAAATGCGGATATAAAGCTATCAAGCTTAATGCGCAAATCACTAGGCAATGCAAATTTTGCGGAAAAGATTTTAGTTTTCCAAAATCTAGAGCAAAATATTCTAAAAAAGAATTTTGTTCTCTCATTTGTAGTAATAAATCTCAACCACGAGGAAAACAAGACAGTAATTATAAACATGGAATAGGAAGATATAGAGAAATTGCTTACTCTAATTTTTCTAAAAAATGTACTTTCTGCAATAAAATAAAGAAATACATGGATGTACATCATAAAGATCATAATCGTCTTAATAATGACATTTCTAATTTGATTATTTTGTGTCGCAGTTGCCATCTTAAACATCACAAATCACATCCCACTCATCCCCCTTAAGCTATCTTGTTGCTTCTGTGCTTTTTGCAATAGCTTATTAGCTTTTTGGCCATCTGCATTGCTCGTTGGTCCGCATTCTGGTTTAACACGGCTTGCAGCACTCATTGGCGACTTTTTATATGAACACATTCCAACACCGTTGTCCATAAACTTTCCGCCACCATTTAATTTGCCTTTATCGTAGGCCATAAAATACCTCGTTTTTCTTGTTTTAAATTCGTTCATAAACTATACTCTAGTCTATGATTGTTCATTGTGCCAAGTGCGATAAATCGTTTGAAACTTATCCCTATAAAATTAAAAAGCACAAACATCTTTTCTGTTCTACAATTTGCCAGTATGAATTCAAAAAAACTAGTAGCATTCTTAAATGTAGAATATGTGAAGCATTTTTTCAAATAGCAGCACATAGAATTAAAAATCAAAAAGAATGCTTTTGTTCTAAAAAATGTGCTAACAAAGCCCTTGAAGTTCCTAGAATTACTACTAACTGCAAAACTTGCGGAATTGAAATTCAATTTCTTGAATCTAGACTTAAACATTCCAATCGCGGTTATTGTTCTCTTCCATGTTTCTATAAGAATCAAAAAACAAGAAAAACTCATTTTTGCGAAGCATGCAATAAGGAATTTCTTGTAGCACCTTCTGAAGAAAAAAACAAAAGGGGAAGATTTTGTTCCAAAACTTGCTATAGTTCGTTTTGCAAAAAAGAAAATTCTCCTAATTACAAACATGGACATGGCTGGTTTAGAAATATGTCTAGAGAAACGAGATCTAATAAATGCGAGATCTGCGATAAGATTGGAAAAACAGATATACACCATATCGATGGTAATGAGAGAAATAATACTAACAGCAATTTTATAACTGTTTGTAGAAGTTGTCATATGCGTATACACCATCTTTCTGGTAGAAGAGGAATACCAATTAAAAAGTCTCTAGAAATATTTAAAATCATCAGATTGCTCCCTCCCCACTCTCGTTCGACATGGGAGCTTGTTGAGAAGCTAAAGACTGAGTGAGTTGAATATTTTCCGCTGATCCTTGAGTCTCTGTATTAATCGCATCGGCTTTATTGAATACTTTTTGCGATACATTTTCCTGATCTTGTCTTTCTTGTAATTCAAGTGAATTGACAAAATCTAGAACTTTTAAGATACGATCTTCATTCATACTTGATATTTCAACTATAGTCTTAGCTCTTGCCAATGCTGCTTGGGCACGATTTTCCGATGCCTCTGAAACTCTTTCCTCGGCGAGGGCGTTTTTGCTAATTACATCAGCTCGTCTAGATTGAGCCATAGCAATCATCTCTTCTTTATGAGCATTTCCAAGCTCTAGAGCCATTCTTTCTTGCTCATCAATCTTCTTCTGCTGATCTGATTTTTGCTTATCTTGTGCTTCAATCGCTTCTTGTAGATCGCTTAACCCCGCCATTGAAAGAGAACGCACAATTTCTGACTCAGGAACGTCCACAATACCATCACGCTTGAGATTAACCAGTTCATAATAGTAGGCATCCTTTTGAGATTTAGAACGTACCCCTTCTTTAATTACTGCATCGTATTGTTCGAATTCTTGCTCGTAGAATTGTTCTGTAGGCTCTTCGGCTAAAATGCGCTCTACTTTTCCTGGAGGATAATGCTCTTGAATTGCCGTCAGGATGAGTCCTCCGAGGATCTGTTGGGAAGTTTCGACATTGTCAAAGATCTTACGATTTCCACGAAGACCTTGTGCAATACGCACTTGTGCTAAACGACCAGATATTTGCGTATTTCCTTTGTCATCAATCCCCATGGAGCTTTCATTGACATTGGAAAGAGTTAAAGTCAGTTGATCTAAAACCTGCTGATATTGGATAAGAGCAGGATTTGTTCCCCCGCCACTTAGTTGTTGTACAGAATCAAGACCTTGCGGAGCATTCTCGGGGTCAACACCAATGATCTTGTTTTGACCAGATTGCTGAAGGTCTTGAGGGTCAGGAACAGAACCGATCAGGTATTTAAACCCAGTCGATATATCTGAATCCATCATGTCCACAATCTTCATGTGGCGTTTGTTGAATTGACGTTGAGCACTCCAATTGCAAGAAGCTATGCCTTGGATACGTTGAGATGGCATCCATATCGATGGTTCCATGTAGCAAACGATGGGAACAAATGGATATGTTTTATTGATTCCAGTTTTGTCATCTCCGCAATAAAGAAGATGGCCATTGAGCAATATATTCAGCTCAATGAAGCTGCGATTCACATCGCGAATCTCAATATTAGGAATCTCTGATTCGTCTATTTGCAACTCTTCGGCATTGTCTCTCATTTCATTAAAACGTCTAATGCCAAACTTCAGCTTCTTAATCTCTTCATTTGGAAGATCGGTTATGTCTCGGTAATAGGAGGAATCCATGTCAACGAGGAACTTTCTTTCACGAGTCACACGCTTATAATATTGATCGTAAGCAATCAGATTCCGGTTCCGAGAAAACGTGGTAAACTCCGGATGATATTGCATGAATTTATCATCGCGATAACCCATGGAAAGACTATCGATTTCTTCAGGATCAATGAATGGTAGCAATTGTTTTGCATATTGCTTATCGATGAGATCCCGAGTGATTGCAAAAGAACAATCTCGAAGAGAAATTTCTGTAAAGGTAGGATCAAGATAAAATGAATTATAGGTCCTTTTGAAAAAGGAAATGTCTCCATTGACAAAGTCTTTGGAGTAATCCATTTGGATACCACAGAGAGAGATCCCAGACTTGAAAGATTCATCACAAGCATCTAAGAAAGTAGGAAAGCCTAAGCCCTTATCCCATATGTAATAGGAAAGCTTCGTAAATTGATCGGCTGTCTTCTGGTCCGAGCCCTCGACTGGAGAATAAATGATTTCGTTGATATTATCGCGAAGGTAGCCAGAGAAGAACTGAAGAGGACGGCGAATGATGTTGAATTCTAAAGGCTCTCGGCCTTCTTTTATCAGACTACGACGCTCATCATCACTCCAGGTATAACCAGAAGCGGCTAATGTATAGACCTGAGCATCCTTATTGAAAGGAGCCCAGTAATCATGGGCATATCGGTAATTTTCCTGAAACTCGCCACGGATTTCATTATTTGTCAGCATATTCTGACATTACGACATTCAATTTTTAAAATACAAGGTAAAAAAGAATTCCGCGATTTATCATTGACACAAATCTATGCGGGTTGATATGGTGGGAAACGTATAGTGCCCACCATAGAACCACCCGAGGCCGTGCAAGGCTTATCGGGTGTTCGCATTTCAGGCCCGATATCCCGAAATTTAATCAATAAGTAATTTTATGCCTTTTTTGCTCGAGGTCGGCATTTATTGCAACAACTAGATCTATCATGAATAACTGTACAAAGTTTAATTTTTCTTATATTTCCGCAATGACATTTTACTAACGCTAAAGAGTTAGAAGTTATTTTACCTTTATCTAATATTTCTAATATTGTTTGAGTACCAAAAGTTTTTCCTTCTAATTCTTCAACCGTAAGTTTTCTTATTATCCTTTTTGGAATGTCATGTTTTTTTATACTTTTATCAATCTCTACCCTTTTCCAGATTTCTTCTCTTAAAATTTGATATACACTTGAGTTTCTTATATTAAATATTTTGCATAATTCTTTTATTGAATACATTCCAGAAAAATATAGTTCCTTTAATTCTAAAATTTTAGAAATATTAAATTTTGTTCGAGAATTATTATCCCCCGTCCTATTTTCATATTTTCCACATCCACAAGATTTGTTTTGATAAAAATTCTTAGTACTGTAAAATTTTTTATTACCACATTTGCAAATACATTCAAAAAAAGTCCTACTTCCAATTAATTTAGCATCTATAATTTTTAGTTTACCGTTTTTTAATCCTATCATTTCTTTTTTTCTCTCAAGACATCTAAGTGCCTTCGTTATTCCAGTACGGAGTTCACATCCACACGACATACAACTTTTATTTACAATTTTTGTTATTCCACAATCACATCGCGCCTCATATTTACTATTACCCATATGTTTTAAAAATGTTAACTTTCCTTGTTTAGTGCCCTCAAAACTTTTCACTTGACATGATTTACATTTTGATTTTATCTTACTGAATTGTTTGTTTATTTCTTTGCCACATTTACATTTTAATTTATAAAATTTGTTATATTTTATTTTTATAATATCTATAACTTCTCTATCGCCTATCTTATCACCTATTTTATAAGGAAGTATTTTTTCCATATTCTTCCTGTAATTTTGAGTGATTTTTGAAATTGTAAATTTCAATAAGCAATGAATACCACTCTTGAGCGTTTCTTTGAGGTTTCAAGTCAAACCAACGAATATCTAGCTTTTTGAAAAATGTTTCCTTGTCAAATCCTGATGTATTAAAAATCCATCTAAATGCCCTTGTGAAATTATGATTTGAAAACATACTAGATGGTGTGATGCGCTTATCTTTTACGTAAGCAGAAAAATCGTAGTAAAATTCCAATATCTCATTAGGATCTTCCTTCTCGGGAAAAATGAATCTACCACTCTTTACGAACTCAAGAATGCTTGAAGTTAAACAGCCTAAAATTAATGTCAAAAGGGCTTTAGGCCTAAGTCCAGACGCGTTTAACATTTTTCTAAGTAAAATATACTCAGGTTTTTTTTGTCTTATGCAAAAATAATCGATACGATCTTCGATGCGAGAGGCCTGTTGTATGCGAGCACTGAGAGCGTGTTCATCCCGAACAGTATCAGACTTAATGTAATAGATATTAAGACCAAGCTCCTTGGCTACTTGTAATCTATGTTGACCATCGATAACATAGAAATCCTTGTTTACAATGATGGGATGCAATTCAAGTTGATTATCTTCTTCAATTGCTTTCTTAAGTTTTCGAACATGAATATTTAATAATTTAGGATTTCCATCCATGATCTTGAATTTTTTGTAATTTTGTGTGACTAATACTTCTGACATATTCCTCCTTTAGGGTTTAAGGTTTTCATAAAAAATCTCCGAATATTTTTATTCTTTTAGGGAACACCCAGTATATCTATAAAATTTATCTGTGAGTTCTACTGTAATATTTCCTTTCGGATTCCAAACTTTTGATTTGTCTGTAACTTTATTTAATCCTTTCTTTTCTAAAGATGCTAATCCACACATCATTGAAAAAGCTAATCCATATTCCATTAATTCTTCTAGGGTAGCTGTAAACTCTTCTCCAATTTCATAACCATAAGCAATCAGAGACAAAGAAAAACAAATATGCATATTTTTTTTATCTTTAATTTCATATGCATCGGCATAATTCTCTAAAGTTTCATCATCTAATGTTAATATATAAGAGTATAAATTTCCTTTTTCATTTATCAAATAATTTATCATTGGTTCCAATTCTTTTTGAATTTCCTCATGGCCGCCACTTAAAGTAACTTTTATATCTTCTTCTTGATCACTCATTTAATTTATATCCTTTTACCAATAAAATTTTATCAATAGAATTACACATATACATTGCATGAGCAAATTTATTTTTATCAAAAATGTGTGTATGTAAAAATTCTTCGAAAATATTATCCCAAGTTTCATCTGCTTGCTTTTTTTTTAAACGAAGTTCTTTTTCTTCATTTTCTGGACGTCTAATATTTTTGATAATTTTTTTATTGATCATTTTTTATCCTCATACTCACATTGAGCTGCACTAAAGTGAAGACCAACTGTAAATTTGGTCGCATCTCTTCCACAAGCACATTTGATTACATTCCCATATTGATCATATCCTTTGCCTTGTCCAGGGACATAATCAATTGATGTTATCATTCCTTTATCTCTAAACCATTTAGCAATAAGATATTCTGATTTTTGTATTTCACTCATTTTTTATCTTGGGGGGTTTGAGAGGCATCCAATGCGTTGGGTTCCGAATACAATATTTTACATGATTAGCTTCTATCCATTTATTTTTATGAGCATGATAAGCAACTACATAAATAGACTTCCACTTATGAAGGGGAGCATAGATTAAAACATGCGTTCCATCTTTTGGAGCGGATTCAATGGATTGCCATTTCACTATTTAAGCTCCATTAATTTCTTATAGATAGATTTCTCCATAGACTCAAAAGTTCTTTCAATTTTTCCTGTTTCTAAGTCAACAAAAGTAGCAACGTTATGAGCACATATTTTTATGGCATAATTTATTGAAATTTTCCATTCTTCAGCTAAAAGAGCAGGAGACATGTCTGGATGGCATAACACATATCTTAATGCCCACTTTAATCTCTCTTCACTTTTTTTTGTCATTTTGTAGTTAACCTTTTAGCTTTAGGAATGGATGGAGCTGGCTCTTTCAATTTCTGTGGATCGACATTTCCATGATAGACAAGTCTTTCAATGAAGACTTTACGACACTTTTCTGAACAGATGTATAACTTCATACATCGCGTTCCATCTATTTTCTTAAGATGATCAGATGGCGATTCACAAATCCAACATTTAAGCGAATCTACTGTTATAGATCCTTGTACAGTACTCATTTTATATCCCCCTCACATACCAATTTCGTTTCACTTCATAACGCTCAATTTCCTTTTCATCCACTTTATCTACGATCCATAAGCCTGGAACTTTCTTCAGCTCAATAATCGCTCCCACCATTTCCGGTGTGACTACATTAAGAAAAGCTACAAGTACTTCACCAGTTCTTGTAAGACTCGATTCTCCTTTCTCCTGAATTACTTTTGCCAATTCACATTGTCTCATGTGTTTTCTCCAATTTATGTTCTTGTTCTAATGTTTTAAGTCTTTGCATGGAGAGTGACGAAGGTTTGCTATGTCCTCTTTCCCATCTATTGACTGTCTGAAAAGAAACTCCAATAAGGTGAGCTAAGGCCTCTTGAGATAATCCTAAGCGCTTTCTTAGGGCTTTGATTTCATTCATTTCTTTTTCGCTAATTTCCAAAATATTTTCCATCTCTTTAACAAATATAGACGAAGGTTTAAAGCTATTTCTTTCCCAAGAACCAAGTGATGATGTACTTACCCCAACAAGCTCAGCGAATGCTTCTTGAGATAGTCCTAAACGCTTTCTTAGGGATTTGATTTTAGTGGGAGTCATTCGTTTTCCTGATATACGTTATGGTATAACATGAAACTAAATTATTGGACAAGTGAATCTTTCTAAAATAGAGACTTCCGGCTAGAAACTGCCTTCTTATGCTTGGCTAAAGCCTCTTCTCTATTTCCTACATTTCCTGCTTTATCTATGTTCAAAGCAAGAATACGAAAACTATCTGAGCAATGAGAAGCAAAGTTATGAAGAGGTTTTGAACTCCAGCATCCTTGATTATCGTTCCATTGCTTCCGATAGGAATCTAAATACTTAATGCCAGTTGCACACTTCTCTTCATCGAAATAGCATCTGTGGAGTATGTTTCGAACTGAATCTATTCCTTCTTGAATTCCAAGATTTAACGATTGAATAAAACGAATACCAAGAGAACGAGCTATTTCAGTTCTTGTCAAACCACTTCCAAATTCATGTTGAGAGGCATCGTGAGGAACAAAGTGGTTTTCGTAAGTATAGCCCTTTGCTTTCAGCCAAGATATGTAAAACGGTAGAGCTTCACCTGAATTCTCGTAATACTCCAAGAGATTAATGCGTTGACCATCAAGTTGAAATAACCATATCGCCGTTGAATCTGCATATCCTAAATCCCATGCTGTATGCACAGTTTTTGTAGGATTGTGAAAGACTTTTGTGATGCGTCCATCTTTTCTTGCTTTCGTCAAATGATTAGAGTAATAATTGCCATCTAAGGATGTTTCCCAAGACTCTTCCGGAATACTTGGATACTCCCGCTTCATGTCTTCTTTTTGACTTTCTAACTTTTTGACATACCACGCACGTTGCCCTAAGGATAGTTTGCGATATGTTTTTGCTTCGATTGTATGAAAATAGTTATCCATCTCTGGAGTGATGAGAACATTTTTAGGCTCTAGAATATATGAAGGATCTGTGTCCCAAGAGTAAAAGTGGAAGCGAAAATCTAATTTCGTAAGTGGTTTTCCACTCCCTTGCATATCTTGCGCAGTTTTACAAATGTCGAAAAAGTACCCGTCACGACCTTCTGCTGTACTTTCGATAAATACATATTGACCTGCTGCAATTGTATTAAGTGATCCTGTAATGATCTCTCGAGCCTTTTCGGGATATTTTGCCGACAGTTTTGCCATCTCACTGACATGGAGATATTGTAAAGTCTGTCCACGCATAGATGTTCCTACACGTATGCTAGAACCATTTGAGAAGGAAAGCTCTCGCGCACTATCAAGATTTGCAGGAAGTATCTTCTTCAAAGCATCGGGTAGATTATCGTATGCAAACTTAACGCGACGAAAAAAGATCTCCGAATCTTCTCTTGTGTGGCAAATGATCCCTGCGCTGCAATTGCTATTGAAGAGGCAACGATCAAGAAATAGAAGTCCAATAAATGTGCTGATACCTAGCTGACGAGCCTTTAAAACGATATTACAATACCACATATCGTTGTAGAGTCGTTTTTGTGCCCAATTCAACTTGAAGATGACTTTACAACCTTCTTTATCGATGATGTTGTATAAGTGATTGATGCGCCAAAAAGGATCTGATAAGGTATCTTGAGCTATCTTAATGTCAGTTTTGTTCATGCTCAAAATTGTTATAGACATCTCCACCATCAGCAATCTCAAGCATGAAGTGAAGTTGATCTTTTATATCCTCAATTCCATAAACCCAATTGCGAATTAATTCATCCTTTTCGTCTTCTTGCATATCTGAAAACCATGTTGGGTAATCCTTAGGCCTGCTTGGCAATAGATCTTTTTCGAATAAAGTATGATCCAATAAGACGCGCAATAGGATCGATAATCTTCCTAAATCTTCAATCCTCTGTCTCATTTGCGAGCTCCTTACTTGTACCATCGATATTTTTTAGAATGAAAGAAAGAGGGTTTTCAGCATCGCCAGAGAGCTTTGTTTCGGTACGCTCACTCCAACCACAGATATTTCCCATGACAAATTTAGTGAAGCCCGCATTGAATTCATCTAGCAAGCCACCTTCAGCTAATTTTGTCTCCTGCCATTGACGTACTTTATTCATGACTTCCGCAAACTTACTGCTGACAGCAGCGAATTCTGGAAATCTTTGAGGAGAGTATCCCCTATCTAAAGCGAAACGTTTGAAATAGATATTTTCTGGTTGTTCTATCCATTTTTCAAAAGCCTCCGCTTCTGCTTCGATAAATTCTGTAGTATATTCTTTTGGTCTTCCACCTTCGCAATTAACATTGTATGGAAGATGTCCTATAGGTGGAGCAGGTTTTTTAGGTACTTTCATTTATGCTCCTGATGTTTTAAAAGTTATTCTATGTTTCTTGCATAATATATAAGGAGATTTAAAGAGAAAAGTGATATTTTCAAGTTGGGAAAGGAGGTGTATACTATTTCTGCACCATTTTCTGTTAACCTAAGTCAAAAGACTCAGGTAGAAGTAAATGAGTCATGCCACTGCTGCATACCATTTAGAAAAAGAAAGGACAACAACGTTGTCATTTTAACGGATGAAGTTTATTACCGAACCACGATTCAAGTGGAGAGGTATAATCCAAAGAAACTTCAAGTTCCAAAGCCATCAGCGCCAAACGGCACTGAATCTGGCATTAAGAAGTGAATCTTAACAGCATAGTGCTTTGAGATAACCTGATTATAGGCCACTTCGATGCGCTCATCGCTATCGGCGCGTCCTGGTCTATAATCGTTTGTGATAACCTCGCAGCATGCATCGAGTAAATATTTTACTGATATTGGCAAATTATCATGTTTATCTAGCTTTCTAGGAGCGTATCGTGTTATATTGATATGGCACGGCACCTTTAATAGGGGGCTTTTTGGTCTAAGGAGCATATATATGAGAGCTTTTTGCTTCTTATGACGTTTGTGTTTGACTCGCCAGTGGTCAGTACAATTAGCTTCGCTGACGGTGCGGATGGGGATGGTTATTTCGACCCAATTGAGGCCAGAAGTGCAAGAAAGTTTAAAAGGTTCATCAACTTTAATATTCATTATACACTTTTACGAAAACTCACCAGAAGCTCCAGGATCGCGTATTTCATGTTTTACGTACGATTCTGCCTTTTTCATTCGTTGCGATCAAGGATAGCTGTTTCTGTGCGAAATTAGGCCATCCTTGATCATTGATTGAATCTTAAAACGGCATTTGATCACCGTTTTCATCTTTTTTGGTAAAAACTGATTTTGATTCCCAGGATCTCTTTTCAAGGAATTCCTTTATATCTTTCTCCAAAAAGTTACTGTCTTGAATAAAAGCTTGATAAAATTCTTTCTTACCATTCTTCGAAACACCGAAGCCTGCGACGTTCCAGAACATGCCACCGTTGCCGGCTTTTTTCCGGATGTAGGCGACGCGGTACTTGCCTTCCAGGCATAGGTATACGAGCTCTTTTATATATTCATCTTCTTGAAAATGTTCATGACTTACGAATTCAAACTTGTTCATTTTCTCTCCTATAACATATTCTTGATTTTTATCATTTTAGATACTTTTTCTTTAAATTCCTGTTCAACATAGGAGAAAAACACAGGTTCTGCATTTCCTGCTATGGATTCAAAAAGAATGCCTGTTTGATCTTTTTTATTACAGTGATAATGTCTGCAACGCCATCCTTGATTATTTTCGAATCTATCTTCTAATTCTTTTGTATATGCTTCATTTTCTATTATTCTCGGTTTAATATCTTCTTTGATTTCCCAATTTGCAAGAGTCTTAGGCCAATTTTTTATTTTATTTTTTCGACCTGGCGATCGAATTATAAAGCTCATTGAATCCTGAACATTTTCGATAGAGCCTTTGATCTTGATGCATTTCGCGAGTTCGTCTTTCGTTAGAAAGATACCGGTAACGACTTCAATTCTTTGCGGCTCTTCTTTCTTTGGAAAAGAAAAGTCATCAGTCAAATCGGAGGGATCCGAAAAAGAAGAAGGGTTGGGATGATGACTCTTTAAATCTAAACTCTCTTGATCTTGATTGTGACCCTTCTGCTGACCCTTCTGCTGACCCTTCTGCTGACCCTTCTGCTGACCCTTATTTTGTTTAAAAGCACTTGCTACTAGTGTGTAGACTGTAAAAGTGCTGACCGTTTTGCTGACCGTCTTTTTCAAAAACCCTAACCCTTTTAGTTGATTTATGCTGATCTGAATTTTTTTTGGAGATATACCTGTCTCAGTAGAACATGAATCTCTACCAAACATAAATTCAAAAGGATCGAGTTCTAAATTTCGCTTTTGTTTTTTTAGAGAAATTATATTTTTTTCTGGAGAAATTCTTTTAAAAATCCAACGAATAAATTTCATCATATTGGGATCGGTGATGAAATCATCAGTGAAGAATTCTTCAGGAATCGGAAAAAACTTATAAGGAATTTTAGCCATGGAACCTCACAAAAGGGTTGATTTTATTTGTGAGGTGAGATACCATTGGAGGTACTTTAGATCTCTGTGGTATCTCACCGCACTAACGCCTTGAATTAAATTCGGGGCGTTTTTTTTTGTCAACTTATCTTTTACTGCACCAGCAATAAACCTTGCGTTTATGATCATATTTCCCCGTGTAAGTATTCGGCCTGATGATGACGTAATGACTATAAATATCGGTGGTGATAAGGAGTTGTTTGTATTCTAAGAAGGTAATGATCGAACGGATATGCTTGTCGCTATGATATTCATGGTAGAGGCTCGTATTGAGCTCTAGTGTGTTCTTACACACTTCCGCCATGAGATCGAGGCAAATGAAGCCGTAATTGTTTATTCTGTCTGAGCAGTCATCACAAATAGGCGTTTGATAGTGTCTCAGCATCTATCCTGCTATATTAGGAAACAATATTCCCTTGATAATGCAGTGACATCTATATTTGCAATATTTTATAGATCTTTGCCGGAAGATTCTGAAGATGAATGACTTGCATTTTTAATTTTAGAAGGAATCCAATCGTATAATGTGACGCGACCATCTGTTTCTACTTCGATTGCATAGGCAACGCGCAAAGATATGCTTCCATTTCCTTGAATCAATCTCCCTAAATTTCCTGGAGTGGTTCCTACTTTTTTTGCAAAATGATTTTGTCTAATGCCTTTTTGCTGAAGATATTTTGCGAGCTTATTCATAGAGGATTCTCCGTTTATTTTTATGAAAGATCACTTTGTGTTGACATAAATAACACTCGAGTGATATATTCATGATTATAGACGGGATGAACCGTTTATGTCAAGTGTGAGGATATCGTGAACACAAAAGAAGCGATAAAGAATCTAGAAATGATGAGTCTAGAATTAGGAAAAGAGGCGAATAAGCCAAGAAATTACAACACAGAATTCTCCTATTATTTGGAGATGATGAGTTTTGAAATGCATAAAATGGCCAATGAATTGCGTGAACTTTCGCTAAAAATATAGCATAAGGAGATCGAGTATGTCAGCATGGAAAGAGTTTAGTTATTCAGAACTGATGTCAATACAAGGCATCGAATTAGACGAAGTTGACGCAGATTCGTGTCAAGATGAAGTTGACGCAGATTCGTGTCAGGTTCGAATCAATGTATGTGAATATGATGAATGTGGATGTTATGGTGGATGTAACAGATGTTTAATTGGATAAAAAAGGGAAAGGTATGACCCTTTCCCTAGTCTAAATAAAGATGCTAGGGTGATCTGCAGGATTCCCCAGCTGAATGAAGACAAACCCTATAGGGTTATAAATGAATAGACTGAAAACTTACAAGAAAAAAGGAAAAAACTATGAAAACCTCAGAAAATATAAATGAAATAGCCAAAGCAATGGCTTTAGCTCAAAAGGAAATTAAACCAGCTGCAAAAGATGGAGTAAATCCACACTTTAAGAGCAGTTTCTCAACATTATCTTCAATATGGGAAGCCATTAGACAGCCATTAACTGAGAACTGGTTGACAGTCTGGCAAGATGTCATAACAGGAGAAAAAAGTGTTTCGGTGACAACTAGAATTTTACATGTTTCTGGACAATGGGTTGAATTTGGTCCTCTATCAATGCCATTGGCAAAGTTTGACCCACAATCGATTGGTAGTGCTACTTCTTATGCAAAAAGATATGCCTTATGCGCTGCAATTGGTGTTGTATCTGATGAAGATGGCGATGATGATGGAGAAATATCCATGGCAAGACCAAGTGGTGTTCCTGTTTCGAAAATATCATCAAATCAAGTAGCCATATTGCTATCCATGGAAGCTATACTTCCTAAAGAAGCTAAAGAAAAACTTAAGAAATGGTTAAAGAATTCTTGTGGGGTAGAAAAATTTGAAGATGTGACCTCTGATTCCTATAAGAAAGTGCATTTAGCCTATGACAATGCTATAAAATTTATTGAGCAAAGTAAATTAGAGGTTGCCCATGTATAAAATGACTGAAGAAGAAATGATTGATATCCTTAGGGATAACATTTTAGAAGAAATTGACCATCACTTAAATCGAGCTGTTAGGCTATTTGATGATCTTAAAGAAATAGATCCTAAATCAGTTCCTAAAGATATATCAACAGCTTATGGAAATGTACAAGTATTCATGGAATATGTGGAGAAAAATTATGAAAAAAATTAGCTGCTTTCAGGGATCACCTGAATGGCTGGCATGGAGAAAAGGACTTCTTACAGCAACAGATGCTGCTATCCTTTCAGGAGTTTCTCCCTATGTCACTCCATACGAAGGATGGCAAAGAAAGATTGGACAGATTCCTGAACAAATAGCGAATTCTGCCATGCTACGAGGTCAACGAGATGAACCCATAGCACGAGATATGTTCATTGAGCAGTATGGTATTGCTATGACTCCTTGCTGCATTGAGAGCGAAGTTTACCCCTTTCTAGGGGCTTCTTTGGATGGTATCAGTGATTGCGGGAAATATCTGCTTGAGATTAAATCCACGGCTCCAGTAGATGAGATTCCGATCTATCACATGTATCAAATGCAGCATCAACTACTATGTACAGATAACACGGCAAAAATATGCTTTTATGTAACCATATGGAACAACCAGATCTATGTGAAAGAAGTTTATCCCGATATAATTTGGGTTCAAGATTATTTAAATGAAGCAAAGAAATTCTGGGAATGTGTAGTTTTCTTTGAACCTCCTGAAATTTCCTCTAAAGATTATAAAGACATGAATGGAAGAGACGATTGGAATTTCTATGCAGATGAGTATCGTAAGATTTCAGAAGAAATAAAAAAATTAGAAGAAGTAAAGGATAAACACAAAAAAGAGTTGATAAAACTATGTGGAGAAGATAATGGATATGGCCATGGGGTTAAGGTATTGAAAAAGATCACAAAAGGACGCATTGACTTTGAAAATATTCCAGAGTTATCACAGATAGATTTGGAAAAGTATAGAAAAGAATCCATATCTTCGTGGACAATCATGATGGACAAGAAATCATGAAAATTGGAGATATGATGAAAAGTATATTTACGATATTAATGCTCTTAAGTATTCTGCTCTTAATCACTAGCTGCTCGTACATCAACTCAAAACTGGGATGGGCAGATGATCATATAGGAGAAGAGCTTGTTGAAAGTGCAATTGAAGGAAAGACTGGTTTAGATGTTGATCTTACACCTACCACTAAGGAATAGGTAATGGAAGACGAAAAACCAAACGTCGTAGGTGTAAGTTTAATCATTATGTTTACAGTTATAGTTCTTTTTGCCTTGTTTTTCACTTGCTACGCGTAGATAATGATTTTAGAATAACCAGGAGAAGCATCATGGATCCCGCACGTTCTATCGAACCACGAAGACATTCAGAGAATTTTTTTTCAGATCTACAGCAATCAGCATCATCTAGGCGTCTTGAGAAATTAAAAAAAATTACACTTTTTGCATTGAGCCTTTTTGCAATCATAGCCATTCCAGCAACTGCTGGTTATGGTGTTGCATATTTATTACAGTATCGTTTCAAACAACGTGTGATGTGTGCTGCAATATCGGTTGCAGCAGGATTGATCATGAGTGTTGCATATAAATACTTCAAAAAATCAAGAATACAAGAGCCAGAAGAAGAAGAAACTGTTGTCGTGAAAAAGAGTTGGTTAAGTAGATTTACATCTAAACATGTAGAGAAAAATCCTCCTGAAAAAGCATGATTGAATCTGTCAGACATTCAGATAGCTCTATCTCTAATATAAGCCAATCAAGTTCATCTAATGCATTTCTGAAAATAGGAAAAATTGTCACTCTTGCTTTAGGTATTCTTATCATCATGGCTATTCCTGGCATCATGGCATATGCCATCTCAGCTCATGTTGTAGGGGTTTCTTTCAAAACATGTGTGATTGTAGGTAGTGTGACAAGTGCCTTATGGACGATCCTTATCTTGGCACTTAAACATTACGATAAGTCAAGACCTGTATCAAATTCAGTAAATAGTGATGAGGTATTGCCGGAAGTTATTCATCAATCAAATCCTGTTCTATTAGATAAAGCAGGCGAAAAGACCCCTCTTGATCCTACAGATCATACCACACATTTAAAAGTAGATATTTCAGATTCTTATGAAAAGACCTCTACAGAGCCTCTAGTAGTTTATAATGCAGAAGAAGAGTCATTAGAATCTGCTGAAACCAATCCAGAACCCGTTACGAAAGATGATTTAGACGTCCCTCCATTGATCCATCATAGTAATGGGAAAAAAGTCACATGGAGTAAATTGAAGAGATATCAGATTAGACGCAGTCCAGCGCATGAAAGTAATTTAACAGCGAATAATTTTCCACCTACTGTGCATGAATGTGACACTGAAGATGAAATGGATTCTGATAATGAATGTCCTGTAGCACCTTCTCCTTGTTATCGAACTATTTATAGGCCTCAATATCAAGAAGTGGAAGAAGCCCATCCCGATTCTGGACCATTATCAACGATAAGTCCAAAGAGAGTATTCTGGTCCACTTCAAGTATTAGAAATCCTGAGCCAAATTCAGATGACGAATTAGCCGACTCTAACATCTCTTGATTTTCTATCTTTATATTCTGGTTGAGAAAAAACTAATTCCGCATAAGCATCAGGATCAGTCGGAAGAGATGGTATTCCCTTTTTCCTAAATTCTTCATCCCATTGTTCCTTTAATCTTTTGAAACATTGCTCATATTTATGCATCAAAATGTATTGAAGACGTCTTTTCATATCCTCATCAAAAAGATCTGCGTGAATATCATTTTTTATCACTTTTTTCTGAGTTTCTGAAAGAGTGAATAACTCTTGATCATTAACCGATATTTTCATTTTTTTTCTCCTAAAACTCTAATTGACATGAAATACTACTTTCATTAACAGTAATTGTTTTTGTACCACCAGTTACAGTAACCGTAAAAGTCATTGTATCTCCGGAATCCATATCTCCTAAAATTGATCCACCTCTACTTAATGCATTATTTCCAGGATCCTTCGTAGCTGCTGGATTTTCTCGATTACATTCATAAGATCTATTAGAAGTAACAATTGCATTGGTTAAAATAGTTTGAGCTCCTATAACTGTGAGTAGGTTAAAAAAGGCAAAGCGATATCGACCTGTGAGAGGAGCTGTAAATACACCTGTACCAGTGTTGTAATCTGCATTCTGATCAAAGATTTCACTGTCTCCAATGATAGTAACCACTGTTCCATCACCTGTAGCATTTGCGGAGCCTCCTGTTTTAATAGCTAAATAGGCAGGCTGTAAAGTGCTTCTTGTATGTCCATATCGTGCTACAAGTGGTGTTTGTGTTGTTGTATTTACAGTAGAGGAGGTAGAACCAAAATTTATATCATTATATTCAATAGTACCTGCACCCGTAATCGCATTAGTATTCGTAGAGGAAATATTTACTCCATCGCAAATTAATGATGATCCAATAGACATAGTGGATGCAGTTCCAGCAGTAGCTGTCGATCCTCTCATTATATTTGTTCCAGAACCTCCAATTGTCAAAGAAGTCGTATTAATAGAACTTGTATTATGATGACATTGTCTATTTTGAAGAAGATTTGTGCCCGATGTTGTGATAGCCAATTTGAAATAGCAAAAGAACAAATTAAGTTCTCCAGCACTAGCTGTCGATGCTGTGAGAGATGCTCCACTATTTGAAAAATTGCAAAATTGTATATTCATCATACCAGCAGAAGAATGAGCAAATAGACCGATTCCTGTGGTACCTAAATCTCCTGCACTATCACTTATATTTATTGCAGAACTTGCTGAGGATGATGAATATGTGATGCCTGTGTTATTCGTGCAATTTAGATAGCAATTCTCAAGATTCACGATTGATGCTGCAGATCCTGTCACAGCCAATAAAGCTGCTGAATTTGTCTGAAGCTGAATTCCTGAAATCGTTACTGATCCGGCAGTTGTCAATGTACATGTACCAGAAATGATCACATGGCCTGTTGCATTCTTTGAAGAATCACAGCCAAATGCAGTTAAGTTCACTCCAGCTTTTAGAGTTAAATTCTCAGTGTAAGTTCCTGGACGGATAAAAATAGTTTGACTAGATGATGCAGCTGTCAATGCTGATGCAATAGTGGTGTAATTGGCTCCCTCTGCAATCGTTGGAGCAACAATGAATTGAGCTACTCCGTATCTGTTATCGCTGCCGTTTACTGTCACTTATGCCTCAACTAATAATATTAAAACCATTCAACCACTATAATTTGACCATTAGCTCCGTTTCCTCCTGCTCCGCTATTAGCAACTGCGTCGATGCCTCCACCACCTCCACCACCTCCACCACCTGGAACGGCACCATTTCCACCATTTCCACCAGCAGTGGCGCCCCCAGCTCCGACAGAATAACCTCCGCCTCCGCCTCCGCCGAAACCACCCAAAGCAATACCTCCCGAAGTGGGTGTGACTCCATTAGATCCATTGATTCCGGTAGACTCTAATCCTCCAGCAGTTCCAGTAATAATTACTGTGCTATTTATTCCATCCACTGAAGAAGCGGCGCCCCCTGCTCTTTCTGTGACAGAATCTGCACCACCTCCACCACCTCCACCAGCAGCTACAAAATATGGCACGTTTTTTCCAATGTTAGCAGCAACGTTACCTGCTATAACTCTTCCTTGACCACCACTTGTAGCGCCAATGCCAAAATTGGCTATTGTAGTATAGGTTGTATTTCCATCAGTACTACCACCACTTCCACCGCTTACTGATGCTGTTGTTCCGCCAAGTCCATTTTGACCAGCAGTTGTAGAAGTAACTAAAACACCAAAAGAAGTAGTTCCACCATCCGTTCCCGGATTTCCATTGGTGGCGTTTGTGGTTTGTGCTGCTCCTCCAGTTCCACCAGCTCCTATAGTAAAACTTTCTGTATTACCAAAATAAGAAGTAGGACCAAAGAAATAAAGACCACCCCCTGGACCTCCGCCACTTCCACCACCAGCAGCAGCACTAGTTCCTTTACGACCAGAACCTCCTCCTGCTCCTGCACCCCATAACCAAATTTCTACCATTTGAGTTCTAGAATTTTTTGTCCAGGTACCTGGGCTATCAGCAAGATTGTATGTAGTCACTTTGACAGAATTATTTATTGAATTGTTTGTAGCCATTAATTAAAACTTTATTTTATGTCAGTGTCCAATTACCTATAGATGAAACAGCTTGCCAGGAAAGAGCCGTTGCATTAAACCGCAGTGAAATTGAATCACCAATTGCCGTGGAAACACAAGTTCCTCCAGAAGCAGTTACTACATTTCCAAGACGTATCGTTTGACCTGTATTAGCTGTTATCGTCAAAATATTAGCTGATGTACAAGCAAAAATAACTAGATCTCCGTCTACAAGACCCGCTGTAGCAGGCAATGTTCTTGTTGCTGTGGCTGTAACAAATTCACCTGTGTTTAGACTAGATGTAGCACTTCCACCTACTTGAGAAAATGGTGGACTACTAATAGTTAGAGTACTTACCGATCCTGAAGTTTTGCTTCCAGATCTTCCTAATATATTCCAATTTCCTAGAGTTGGAGATAAAGCACCTCCAGAATCTCCTGTGATCGTTTCACCAACACCAGCTGAATTTATTGAAACAAAACCAGTTCCATCAACGGTAAATCGAGCTGAGTCAAAGTGAGATACTCCGTTTAAGGCAACCGTTGATCCTACTACAGCTGTTGATCTTTGGATTTCCATTCTAAAAGAATTGGCGGCAATGGAGTTAGATCTAATGACATTTGCGCCTACTGTTCCTGTCGCTACCTGCCCTCCAGTAATCGTGATCAACCCGGCTACAGTTGGAACCACGGGATTCGTCCCTGGGGCTGTAGAAGCGTCTACTGCGATACTATCAATAGCTAATCCTGTACCACTAAGTTGGACGAATCCATTAGCATCAACACTAAATGAAGCTGAATCAAATGATGCAAGTCCTTGACTTGTGGTATCAGTAGCACCAACAGCTTGAGTTCTTTGGACGTTTACTGTAATTGTATTTCCAGAACCCGTTGTAAAAACAGGCACAACACCAGCTGGGACAGTGTCTCCTAGAATCTCCAAAGTATTAGCTATTGGTATAGCAGTTCCTACATCAGCAACAAATTCTGTTGGGATCTGTGGATTACTGCCTTCAATGTCTATGATACTAACTTGTGAAATAACAACCCCCTTAAATCCTTTTGTCGAGGCGCTCAATGAGAGTATAAATATTTTCTAGTTTCTTCTCTTTGATAAATGCGTCTTTTTTATAGGCTTGGATCTCTTCCATAAGACCAGAAAAATCTATCTTCTGTGTATTGATAATTTCTAAAAGCTCTTTCTTAACTTTTTCAGCTTCAGAAGGCTTAGCAGCCATTTCCACTTTATATTTATTGAAATTTTCAAAACTATCAGACGATATCTTAGCAATAGATGATTTCAATTCTTTCAATTCTTTGGAAATGACATCAAAACAAGCATCATGGAATTCTATTATCTCGATTATCTTTTCTTTTTCATGTTCTAATGTCTTATCAAAATTATGAATCAGATCATGAAAATCATCTAGACGTTTGTTTGCAGCATCAAATGCTTGCAATAAATCATTCATCTTTGACATAGCATCAGATTTATTATTTTCGACTAAAGAAGATAGTCTATCAAAATTTGATTTACGTTTAAGATTTTCGCTATTGCAAAGGGCTTTATAATGATCAAATTCTCTCTTTTGAACATCTAATGATTTTCTTAATTCATTTAGTGAAAGATTTGTAGCCAGCATTTGATCATTATGGTTGATGATCTCTTGCTGGACTACCAGCTCAAATTGCTTTGATATATCATTGCGCTTCAACATTAATAAAGTATCTCAATGTAAACATCACCAGATACAGGTGCTGTTACTTGTTTCACATAAAACTGCGTGCCTACTTCCAAAACATATTTATCATCAAATTGTGGATTGATATTTGACTGAATGTCAAAAAGCTTATAGCTTCTTGCCGCTACAAACAGTTCTCCTGCAACAAGAGTGTTGTCTGTCGAGAATATGAGATCTCCCGCCGTGTTATTAGTGATACAAAAAGCACGCGTCATATGTGTAGTAGCGGAACCTACTACCGCATATACTGCCGATATGCCAGCAAAGCCAAGTGTTCGTAATGGTTCAAAAAATGCTCTAGCTACCATTTAATTTCTCCTATTTGCATTCTGATGTACATGCTTCTTCTTTTTCACTTTCCTGTTTTTGTGATTCGGCTAAATCTTTTTGTTCTTTATGAGCTGCAACCATTTTTTCTACAGCATACCCTTTTAAGCTCATTAAATAATCATGAAACTCCCCAAGAGGTGTTTCATTCTCTACAAAGACGTTAATTTTACCACATTCACTAGAAAATTTTTGTACTGAAATTTGTGTCATAAGTCTACATGTCTCCACGCTTTTTTGTTTTTAATGTCATAGATAACCTGACAACTTACGTTATAATTTTTTGCGATTTTTGGTCCAGAGATTCCATTGTGAACATGATTTTTTATCTCTTTTACTTGATCTTCATTCAGTTTTGCGCTTCCATGTTTTGATCCTCTAACTTGTCGGCCCGTTTTAATTTTATCATCCGTATTGTCTTGATGTGTACCAATAGCTAAATGTTCGGGATTAGTACATATAGGGTTATTGCAAATATGCCTAATTAATTTACCTTTCGGAATAAGGCCTCTATGAATCATCCAAGAAGCTCTATGTCCTTTAGTGGTTCCTAATTTATAACTGCAACTTAAAAGTGTATATCCTTTTTCATCAATATATCCGGTCCAATCCCAGCAACCTTCTTTTCTCACAACATATTTTTCATAATTTTCTTTAATTCTTTCTAATTTTTCATTTTGTGTAGCTTTTTCAATCTTAAATGGTACTAGCCATGATTCAGTTTTTTCATATAGACATTTTGAGCTACAGTATTTTGTCCTTTTTAATCTATATTCTGAAACTTGATATTCATTTTTACAATTTTTACAAACACAAGTTACCATTTTTCTCATAATCCCTCTCAGATTATCTCTCTTTAAAAGATTCGCCAGGCACTAGAGTTGTGCTTTTCGGGCCGTCGCCCTAGGCTAATCAAATTCTAATTACTACGTTTGGCCTACCACGACGTAAACGAAGCTCGAGACGTCAGTTACAGCGGCAGCTCCTGTTACAGAAAATGATGCTACAGTAAACGAAGCTCCTGCACTGATTGTATATACTAAGAATCCAAGTGCTGGTGTAGCATTTAATGCAGATCTTGAAATGAAGATTCTATCTGTGGCAGCAATTCCAGTATGGTTAATAGTAACTGTCCCACCAATCAAAGTTCCAGTTCCGATGTTATCAGTTGCCGCGCCGCCATTATAAGAAAGCTTAGTTGCTACCGAAATTAAACCAGAAGCATTTAAAGTAGTGAACGCACCAGCTGCTGGAGTTGTGCCTCCAATTGCAGGAGGAGTAGCTAATTGCTGAGATACTTTCAAAGGAGTCATCGCTACGTTATCGTTTGTCGCAGCTTGTGCTTCTGCTGTAGTTGCAAGTTGCCCAATCCCAGAAACGGTTTCAGACCATGCTGGAGCACCGGCTATTGCTAAAGCATCCGCATAAGCTTTTGTAGCTACTGGAGAGCTGTTATCTGTAATTAAAACAACCCCTTCAATCAAAGTAGTAGCTGAAGGAACTAAACCACCTACAGCGCTTGCTAAAGTAGCTGGGCTGATATATAGTTCATCTGCATCTCCAGCAGCAGCTTCTGCTGCGGTAGCTGCTCGTGTGTCACCTGTGATATGACTATTGGATTGACGACCATTGTAAGAATTGGAACGACTGAACTTGGGCATTTTAGTTCTCCTTTATGTGGAACTGTTTTTTGATTTCACAATACAGAATACGATATTCTCCTGATAGTAAATGTTGACGTAAATATCTGGAAGTGCCATAATGAAGGCATGGGTGAAAATAAAGAAAAAAATTATATTAAGACAACTTTATATATGAATAGAAAATTGCATGATGAAGCAAAACTCATGGCAGTTTATACTCATACTAGTATGTCGCATATTATGTGCATATCTTTAAGAGAAAAAATAGAGCAGTTAAAGAGAGAAATTAATGTCAAGAAATCCAATTAAAGTTGAAATCGGTCAGAAAATAAGAAATTGGACTGTAATTGAATTTGATGAGAAAAACATAAATAAAATGACTTATTATATTTGTGAATGCAAATGTGGAAAAAGATCTTCTAAGGCAATATGTGATTTAATTAGAGTGGGTCCTAAGCAATGCAAATCATGTGCTTGTAAAGAGAGAAATTTTGGTGCATTTGGAAGAAAAAATTCACCTGACATGACAGGAAAAAAAATCGGTAAATGGATAGTTCTTGAAAAAGATTCATCAGGAAAACTGCCTATTCATTGGAAGTGTCAATGTGAATGTAGAACGATAAGTATTATATCAGGTGCAGAATTAAGGAAGGGAAGATCAAAACAATGTAAAAATTGTATGATAAAGCATGGTGCATGCAAACGCAATGCAAGAATGTCAGAATATAATTCATGGTTTAATATGAGAGCACGATGTCTTAATCCTAAAGAAATAGGATATAAACATTATGGTGGAAGAGGCATAAAAGTTTTTCCTGAATGGATAAATTCCTTTGAGAGGTTCTTTGCATATATGGGGAAAAAACCTACTCCAATACATTCTATAGATCGTATAGATGTTGATGGTAATTATGAACCTGGGAATGTGAGATGGGCTTCTCCTAAAGAACAAGCGAATAATCGAAGAAAAGTTCCAGTTATAGCAAGTTACAATGGCTTATAGAGAAATTTAGGAATAACTTATGGACACTGAAAAATGCCAATGCAATCTGTGCGATATGATCGAACATACGACTTGGGTAAACGTCAAAGACAGGCTTCCTAATGAAGAAGAAGAATGTCTTGTTTGCTCTGAAGATAATTTATATGCTCTAGCAGCATATTTGAATAAAAAATGGTCTCCTTTTTGTGGACATGAATTTGATAAGATGAAGTTTAAGGTGATGGCATGGATGCCTCTCCCTAATGCCCCCAGGAGGAAAAATAAAGAGTTATGATATTTGGTATAATAAGTTTATGTCTTATCATATCCACAGTAGCATACCTATATTTCACAGACGAAAAGGACTAATATGGAATGGTTACAAGTTTTAAGTTTATTTTTAGCTAATGCTGGATTAATCCTATGGTTTAGGTCAGAATCTAGAAGCGATTGGAAGCATATGGATGCTAAAATTGATGCAATTCAAATGGAAATAAAAGACTTCCATGGAAGATTGTGCGCTATTGAAGAAAGAAAGAAGAAAAAAACAATTGAATAATTTATAAACATATAAAAATTCTCGAGCAAATTCTATAGAAAACAAACAATTTTATACAAACAGGAGAATAAAATGATTTATATTATAACAATACCATTAGCTCTAATATTTTCATTTCTTTTCATGTGCTTACTTTCGTGGACAGATTAAATAAGGAGAATTCACTTTATGCTTCCAAATAAACTTGATGATGGAAGAAGAGTTTTAAGGCAAAGAACTTTTCTAAAGACACTAGGTAGAGGAAAAGCATCAGGAAAATCACTAAAAGGTTTAAAACAGGAGATTAAAATGATTATATTTCATGCAATTTTTGGTTTGATAGTAGCTAATTGGATTTGGGAAACTTATATAGCACATCCTGATGGCGATGATTATACAGATGGATTGTATTAGCTATTTCTTTGAATAGTTTTCAAACTTTTCTGCTTCTTTGTCAAACTTTTGTAAAGCTTTATTCATTGCAGCAGAATTCCCTAATGATGCTTGTCTAACTACCTCTAGATAGTGATTTCTTAAAACTGGGCTTCTAATCATTCGATTCATCACCTGAATAGTTTTTGCCGCGGCTGCAACTGGAATCGCTGCACCTGCAATAGCTGGGAGTTTAATTAAACCTGATGCCGCTCCTACATGAAATAAAGATTTAGCCATATTAGATTGCAAAGGCCGTGCATGTTGTTGAACAAATTCAGAAATTTGATTACTTCTTTGTGTGACGGCAAATGCTTGATTAGCTCTTTGATAAGTATTCCACCATTGAGGATTTGCTCTTGTTCCGTAATTTTCCATACTTGCAAGTAATGCTCTATCTACTTCATCAAGATAATGTCTTGCTGCTGCTCTATCGGGAACAGGATTTAATTGAAATCCTCCTAATTGTTTTCTAGCACGATTAAGATCTACTCGCAATTGCATAGCCGATTGACCGTCAATCATTCCGTTCTGAATTTGATTCTCAATTCGCTCTATCATTTGAAATGCGGGAGCTTTTGTAGCATCGGTTCCAGTTCTATACCAGGGCTGATTTCTTAATCTTTGTAAAGCCTGCGTAGTATCACGGGAATTGAAAGAAAGTCCTTGAGGTATCATACTTCGTGCTTGATTCATAGCATTTCTAGCAACAGCGGGAGCATTTCCTAAATGAGCTAATGAAGACAGAGCCATAAAACCAAGTTTACCTATATCTTGACCAGTTTCACCAACACCAGAACCTTTTAAAACTTGTTTTGTTGCTTGACCACCAAGTGGTATCAATATTTTAGAAAAAAAGCCTAGACCAGGTGTAGAAAACATAGATCCAATATCGGAAACAACTTCTTGACTTGCACCAGAAAATTCTCCTTTTGGTTCAAGATATTTTCCAGTAAGTTCTTTTGTTTTTTCTCTAAGTTGATGAGCACTCGGAAATCCTTGAGGTTCTTCACCAGGAGGATATAATTCACCTTCTTCGGTTATATGAAGTTCAGGAGTGAGAAGATTTAAAAATCCTCCAACTCCTCCAAGAAATCCTTCTAATGCTCTAGCTCCATGTGCTGCGACTTCTCTAGTTCCAGTTTGAAAAGGTGTTTCTCTTTCATAAGCTTCTGTATCTGCAATGTCCTGTAAGATCTTATCTTCATCGTCAAAATTCTGTTGAAAAGAATCTGCTAGTTCTGGTTTTGCAATTCCGATAGGAGGAATTATATTTTCACTCTTATGCTGTTTAATTTGACCAAAAACAGGAGCCACCTGATCAATAGGTTGTTCATCGACTGTTTGAGATGCATATTTAAAAATAGACATTCTAACCTCTCTGATACGTACTTTCAGTAGGAATCTTAAAACCTAATTTTACGGCTTCAGCTTGAGCTTTCTTTTCATCATAATTGTTTTTTATCATTAAAATGCGTGCTGCTCGCACTGTAAGAGGAGTGCCAGTCACTACATGTTTACCAACAATTTCTCTAGTTAGCTGTTCATCAGATAAGTTTTGTTCACGTCTTTTACGGATATCATAGGCCATTTCATCTTGTCTTTGCTCTGCATATTTTTCCATCTTTTCATCGGCTCTTTCTTCCACATCATTTCTGACATATCCTAATTTTTCGCGATCTTCATTAGCTGCTTCACGAATATATCTAGCACGTTGAGATTCTAGATCATCAATAAATTCTTCCATATCAAGAACAGTTTGATTTGATTCAGCATCTCTTCCTAAAGCCGCTTGTGCACCTACTAATTGTTGTTCAATAAACATGTTGGGCCTAGCTCCTCCACCAATAGAGGATAAATTCTCAATGAAACGTTGTTTCGAAGCTGTTTTAAATCTAGCGGATTCTGGATTTCTCCATAATTCTACTCCTGTTTTTTCAGCTAAAAATGGCAAAATTCCTTCTGTATTACCACTTGCAATATCTCTTCTTTGTTGATTGATAAGACCTTTTCTAATAGGCGCTTTTTTTAGAATTTCATTAGCTGCTGCTACAGATGGTTCTGATGTTTTAGAATGAAATGTTCGATCTGCTTCAAATGATTTTCCTCTAGATTTTATTTCTTCCTGTCGTCTTTTCAATTCTTGCTTTGCAGGTTCTGAAATTTCTTTATCAGGAGCGCCAGAGGCAACAACTAACTGATCTTCACTCAGGTTTTTAAAAGGAGACTGTGTGGGCTGTGGAACACCTGGTTGCTGTGTTCCTTGTGGAACTTGTCCTGGTTGTCCTCCAAGTCCAAATTGTTCTAAACGCTTGCCCTTCTGAGATTCTTTATAGATCGCTGCCTGGGCTGTCGGATTGATCCCAGGGACTAATCCAGCTTCCTTTTCTCTTGTATCTTGCTGCTTCTGCTGCTGCTGTTCCTGAATCGTAGAATATCTATTCTGTAAAAATTGAATAGCTGCACTTTGTCGTTCAGGTGATACCTGAGATAGGATTTGCCCTATATTGTTCTGTAAGACTGAAGGATCGTTTGAAGCCATGGATTCCTTCAAAATGCGGTCTATCGCATGCTCATCCCTATTTTGCTGAAAAGTTTTAGAAAGATTGGTTCCTATCTCTCTTGCGACTTGAAATTCTATTGGTAATGACATTAATGTGTCCCCCATTGCCATTCTGGCCCACTAGTTTGAAATCCTCTTAATTGTCTTCTTTGCATAACTTCTGGATCTATAGGTCCTCTATATTGTTGTTGTGGAGGGGATTGTCTAAATAGATCGGAAAATGCGGGACTAGATAAATACCCTCCTGCTCCTGCTAAAGCACTTTGTCCCAATGAACGTGGATCTTGAGCCCCTGCACCCATGCCTAAAATGGAACCTATAGCGCTTTGTTGTCTTCCCTTAGCAGCTTCTTGGTATTGCATCATATGTTGATTTAAGAGGGAGTCTAAGTCTACACCAGCTCTAGTGAGCGTATCATCTAAACCAGTGCCACGCTGCTGGCCCGATGCGATATATTGTTGTTGGATGTTAGGAGCTGTTTCATTTCTAAATCGTGCCTGAGCTGGTTCTACGAAGGATTTCTTAAAAGCATCTTCATCAAAATTAAAGAGATCAGAATAAGGACCATCTCCTCCTAAAGATTTGATCAATTGATCGATTAGTTTCCGCTGAGTCCTCTGCATTCGGGTTTCACCTTGGCCACCTGATTGGCCTGCGAAGATACCTCCTGCAAGTGCACCGCCTCCACTAATTAATGCTGGTAAGAATGACATAAAATCCTCATTTACTTTAATTTTTCATACTTTTATAATCGGGCTGCGCCCAGCGACTGAAGGTCGCGAACCAGGGCGCGAACCAAGCCCGATTATAACTCATTAGCCAAGCGTTGTCCAGGTGACATTTGTCGGACTGGTGTGGTTCGTTAACATTTCCACTTTGTTCGTACTCAAGTTTATATTTATAGAACCTTGCGCTAAAAATGTATCTGTTGCCTGTCCATCAGTTGTTCGTTGATACAAGTCGGGCTTCTGATTAACAGACCTGGCTAGGTCAGTGTAAAGCCTCTGAAGCTTAAGGACGAGATCTTCCACTGTCATTCCGTCAGTGCTTCCGAAATTGAATGTTTCAGGTAACTGCGCCATGTTTACCCACTCGTTAATCCGCCCGGCTCACAATGCAGCCGCATAGAAGTCAATCGCAATTGTACTGCTGGACTTTGTTGTTTCATAGTGAATGTTAAAAAATTAGCTTCCTGATCTACTCCCATTGTAATCCACTCAGCAGCCTGATTCTCAATCGATGGCTTAAGCAATATATCTCGTTTAAATGGAGTTTCTGCTTGGTCAGCAAAAACATCAACCAGTAAACTTCCTCCATTCGTATCAATGAGAAATTCCACATGAGAGACAAAACAACGTCTTCCTTGTGATCTATACGGATTGAAAGGAATGGTTTCAGCTGAAAAACTGATGATCTTGGATATACTTCCAGTATTTAGAGTATAAGCTGTCAGCAATGTACTATCCAGATTGATTTCTATAGAAGTGGATGTTGCTGAAATAACAACGTAAGGCTCTCCATCAAACTCATCTGTTGCCTCATCAAAATTGTTGATACCACTATTTCCTTCCGCATCTAACATCCCTTGAATATTAGAAATAGTCACTAAGTCACCAGCCAAAATTCCGGTTGCAGAGACTGTTAGAAGAGTTGTTGCACCCGGAGTGACTGCCGAAATATTTGCAAAATAATCATCATAATCTTGATTTATGTCATAGATGAATCCTAGATCATCTCCTGCAAGAGTCTTTTGAACGGCGACTCCTAATCCTATTCGATCCCAGATCTCTTCTGTCGTATCCCATTGTGCCCAAGATTCATTTCCACCTGTCTCATCAATATCATCCCAGGTTAAACCTAGACCTAAATCTGTTTGCCCTAGAACACTAAATCTTTGATCAAAGATTGCCCAAGTATCTTCCTCATAATTCTTCACTAAGACAAAATCTTGAGTGAGACTTGCTGTATCTGATTGCTTGTAAGTCCAGAGAAATTGATTGTTAACTCGATCAAAACCACCATAGGTGAGATTGAAGTTGACGGCATCCATTTCTTCACGAGTAAAGTTAGGAATCTTGTTGTCAATTCTTATGGTCTGGCGACCATCAGACCCAATAATCCCAGTTTTCCCTATAGATGTTACAATCTCATTCCAGGAAACAGCAGAGAACTTAGCATTAGTCCCCAATACTCCAGGAACTGCTCTACCAAAGTATGGATTGAAGGCATCTGTCGTTTTCTCAAGCGTGTAATTCATACGATCGAAATTAAGGACGATAACTTGGCCCAAGATGCTTATACCAGTAATAGTTTGATAAGTATCCGCCTGAAAGAGTCCAGAGCCTGCTACGTTGAATTTATCCCCATTCCCAGAGGCTGTGCGAATTCCTGAAAACAAAATGCCCTGAAAGAATTGAATCCCTCCAATTGTCGGAACAATAAAATTCAAGCGCTCATTAAACCAGAGGACATAAATTGCTGTTGTCAGTGCACCCCCGGGAGGAGCAGCGTAATTGGGATTATCGACTACTGATGTGAAATCTCTTACATCCGTTCCATTGTAAAAGAATATCGCTGATCCTGCTGCATTAGGAGTGATTCCCTCACCACAGAAGACAAAGCGTGCTCCATTAGTGGCTGTAGGATAAGAAGTTCCTGATACATATAAGTCTTTGGCTGAGATATTGAATCCACCATAAGCTGCCATACTCCCAGCAAATGCAATCTGATCAAAGACACCAGTACCGGTATTAAACTTGTAAAGAAAGTTCTGATCGAAAGCTAAAAGTTCTTTAGTGGAATTTGGCAAAGTATGCTCGAATATGCCAAATATGCGTGTGTTCCCAGCTAGTCTAGGAGCGAAAAAACCCACTCCTTGACGAGATTGAAGAACCTGCTTATAGATGAATCCATTGGTAATATTCTGGAATGAATCACCTGGCTGTAGATAATTAACGCCAGCATCAGAAACACCAGTCTGAAAGCCTGTAATTTCGTATACATCCATCAGATCGCTCTATATGTTACTCGATAATTCCAGGTAGCTCCAGAAGCCGCTTCTTCCACTCTTAAACGAATATTTAAACCAGATGCATTGCTACCATTTCCAAATATCACATTAAATTTTGGACTGGATGAGGAAATACTCTGCACTTGCTGTGCATAGGGCCATGCATCGCAAACAGTTGCATTTGATTTAAAGAATCCAGATTGTCCTCGTGTCGATCCATCAGTGGTTTGAAAGACATAAATGTCTCCATACACACTAGCAGGAACTGCAACCATGGTTGTAAAACTTCCCGTGATTACATGAGTTCCTGTTAGAAATGAAGGAATGAACTGATAGATACCTGCTGCGTTTCTATGGAACCATTCAGAACGTGCATTCGTCGTCTTTGCATACAAAACACTATCCATACCAGTCCCCACAACGGGATCTGTTGGTAATGCACCTACTGTGAATGCAGGAGATTGAATAAATCGATGACGACCATCCTCATTAGCTCCTACATTCCAAAAGTGATCGCGTGTTGTAACTGCATTCGTCCCGACAACACTATTTCCCATCGTCGTTTCGATGTAAGTCATATTGGTCTGAATGACTGTCTTGTTAGCTTTAACAGAGACAGATCCCAACGGGCATACTGTATTCCATGGCATATTTTACCTAATTCTCAAGTTTAATAAGCTTTTTTCTGCCCTTTAACAATCTTTCCAGCCTTCTTCTGAGGCTTCACACGAGGTTTCTTGGAATATCCTTGCTCTTTTTGAGAAAGTTTCAATTCTAAACCTAACCCAGCAGTGCGCATTTCTTTACCCTGCTTTTTAATCTGTTTTTTATCATATTCTTCATCATCCTCAACAAAGTTCTTCCCTTTCACAGCCTTTCCTTTGGCTTTCATCATCTTAGGCATTTTTCTTCCCTTTCTTTTTTGGTTTTTTCTTTACTTTCTTAAGTAACTTTTTTCCTTTCGGAGTATGCTCTGCAAACTCTTTTGCTATCTCTGGCTTTTGAGAATATAAGTAAGCCCGCTGGCTTTGGCTACGAAACGGCATTTCTACTTTTCCATGTTGTGAGTTCGATATAAAAGATACATCATACCTGCAAGCAAAGCACCCATTATAATAAACGTAAATATCATACCTACATTCATCTAAAACCTCGGAAGTGCTCGAGCCATTTTCACCTGATTGTGTGCATGTGTCAATTGCAGTTTTCTTTCACTCTTAAATGATGCCTCAATCAATGATCTAGCTTGTGCTTCATATCTAAAATCTCGCGCATAATTCACAGCTGCACCATAAGCCAAATAACGAAGCCAATAATCAAACTGTAAAGGCTCATCGGCATCTGGATAATCCTCATTTTTCTTATACCCGAAAATCTTTATCATGTAACTATCATTTGGTATCGTTCTAAAAGTAAATTCATTCCCATAATACAACATCATCGTAGGATATCCTGGAATGAGTATTTCATCATTATTGATACCCCAGATGGAAAAGAAGTCACCGGGATTTTGCCAAATTGGAAGCTGATTCCATGACACAGAATTATTGATTGGATCAAGAAGTGAAATGTATGCCTCTTGAGATATATTCATGAACTCTGTATCCGCTCCTACCTCATTGAATGTATAAACACCAGTTGTGTTTGACTCATCAATGGTGAATGTAAGCGTTCCAAAACTTTCGAAAAGTTTTGTGTCGTTAGGCATCGAAAGACTGACGAAATCATTCAAATACCTAAGAAGAAGACTATCACTAGAGTCAGGATCATTCTCATTCCTCCTACCAATCGCCACTCTCATAATATCTAAAGTATCTTGAACGGTACGAGCCATATTATGCTTCCTGATAAACTGTTGTTAATGAAAATCGAGGTTGTTTACCTGTTTCACGAGTCTCTCTAGATCCATCTTTTAATGTGACCCAACCCCATACTGGATAACCTTTTTCACTAAGATAATGCACAATACATTCAGGAATATCGTAGATATGTCCAGGGATTAATTTTTCATCATAGTGAATCAAATGATTGCTCAAAAATACTGGAACAGGATTCATTGACTTATCATTGTTGCCAAATTTAATGCGCTGTTTTGGATGAAGTTCCACAGGACATTGCTTGATTGGATAACGACACATCCTCAATTTCTTATTGAGTTTACGCGCTTCTTCATTATACAAACGATAATCTCTAAGTGTCTCTAGAGGCATATTCTCAATCGGAAGCTTCTCTTCTTCAGCCACCTTAAGGCTGCTTTCCATTACATCGCCTGTCGTTCTATTCGCAACGTTTTTATGTCTTCCCATTTATTTACTCCTAGTTAGGGAATTCCTGATCTTCACTTGGATAAAAAATATAAGTCTGCTGCACTAAATTGCAGCTTCCCCCTTCAACATAAGGAGGATAGTTTGTAGAGTCAATAGGTAAAAATGTAATCGGATCTTGCAAAGTAAATGTTGTATCACTCGTCACAATGATCCTGAACTTGTAATTATTGAGAGGATCAACGCCTCTATGTATAGGTATAGAGCTATTTAAGTCTGTTAAACGAACAAACGAATGAGTCGAAAAACCATGAGCTTCTTCTGTCGTCACTTCACATGGAAGAGCATTCGTAACATCTACAATATTCACTCTTTCTGTAAGCTGTCCAATTGGGGCACTCATTTCCCGTGTTCCTTGTTATGACACTCTCTGCACAACCAGATTACTTCTAAGGGCTTGCTGTAATCAGGATGATGGCCTTCTGGTTTACATTCTTTTAAACACCTTGAACAACTTGTGGGTCGGATTAGTACTCCAATCTCAACCGCATAACTTACCAACAATCTAGCCTTTACTTTATGTGGATCATTTTTTCTCTGATTGCTAGCTGATCTTCTTCCATATTCTTTTACTTTTTCTGGATTTTTTAATCTCCACTCTTTGTCTGATTGTTTTTTTTCTTGTGCGTAAACTTGTCTATATAATTTATTGTATTCTTGTCTTTTACTTTTAAACTTTTGATATGCTTTCTTACTACTTTTTTTATTGCTTTCCGTAAGAATTTTTTGATTATTTAATTTCCATTTTTTGTGTCTATCAATAAATTTATTAGGATCTCTTGTATATTCTCTCTTTGCATATTCTCTAGATTTTTTTAAATACTCTTCTCTGTTTTTATTTTTAAATTCCTTAATCTCTAAATTTCGACAAATTTTGCATTTTGCCGTTAATCCAGATTTTGTTCTTTTACAGGAATGGAATTCATTTTCAATTTTTTCAATTTTACATTTTCTACATATTTTCATAGCTAGACTCCCTTAAAAGGGAGTCTAGTCTATTTATTCTTATTTTTCAACACCTAGATCTGTAATCCTTATGTTATAGAACGCAAGTTAAATATCTAGGGGATTTAGCTTAAATCACCTAAATCAGTTATCTGGCCCCACTTATAAACCTCCACCAAAAACACATCGTTGTCACTTTGCATCACATCTGTGCCTGCTGTAAGCTGATAAACGATCGGTTTAAAGGCGTATGGATTAGGAACATACGGTGTTACATCATATGGGCTGACTTCTGGATTATTTAAACTCAGGACCGCAGTCTCGAGTGTTAATCGTCCACCTGACACATAAGCTGTATACGCTGTTGAGTCAATAGGCTCTCCAGTAATTACATCTTTTAGTGAGAATGTGGTAGCAGTGAGAACAACGATTCTGAACCGTAGGTTATTCAACTGGTCC